CTAAAACTTTATTTGAATCAGGAACACCGAAGAAGACTCGTCAAGGGCGTTCTTCTCGTACATTACTCAGTGCAACCTCTCGTAATGGACGTAAGAAGAAATACAGAGGACAAGGTAGAGGTTAATAACATAGATAAGGCAGGGGATTAATCTCCTGCTTTTTTATTATCAATTTATGTCATACCTTAATCATAATTTACCAACAATTACTTGTTATATTCGCAATGAATTTCTTTATAATCATAAAAAAGGCTATGGAGAGGTAACTTTATGTGACGTACACTCCGTAGCGTCCTTAGAGAAGCATGTACCCCTCTTTGAGGCGTTTTTAGAGAACGGGGTCAACTGGACTCGCAGACCAATTCATGCGTTCTGTTGGAAACCTGATGCTCCAGTTGCAGAATTGGAAGAGTGTATGTGGTGGGATTGCTTTTCTCCTTATATTGACGTTCAAGTTCGTTCAAGATTGGCTAACTTACGTGCTGAACTTATCAACTATAAGGGCAAAAAGAATGAAGGAACTTATATGTTTACATTAGATTGGTCATGGGAATCAAAATCTACTTTGAACACGAACTTTAGTGAGACACCAGAGCATAAATGTGCTCATTTTTTCAAGATGGATAATGGAAACTTCTATGCATATCCAAATAATAAGATTTTATGGTATGACGATGCATGGACACGCAATAGAATTACCAAAAATCCTGGATATGAAATTGATTTAACTGAATATTCAGTTGAAAATCGTCGTAAAATTGAAACATCAGATGATTTTATGTACGAAGTTAAAGAAATTCGGGATAGCAACCCCGTAAAAAGTTCTGATTTACCAAATCAGGAGCAAAATGGAACAACGAATGCTTAGAGAGATTTCAAATGATGATCTCACTCCCAAAAAACATGACTTTCAAGTTCAAAAGGAACTTCACGAAAAAATTCGTAATGATGAAGACTATGATGATTGGGAATATGGTACTGAGCCTATCCCTTTAACTGAATTTTAGTGCAATAAATAAGGTAGAATTATAATACTTAATGCCACTAGAGCGAATAAGTCAAGGTTTCAAAGATATTAGTATGACTTTTCAGAGCAATCCTCTGAGCAGTGATTTAATAGCACTTAAAAATGAAACTGCGATTGCTCGCTCTATTCGTAATATCGTTTTTACTCTTCCTGGCGAAAAGTTTTTTAATGAAAACTTTGGTTCAAGAGTAAGTAGATCACTTTTTGAAAATGTTGATGAAATTTCTGCATCAATTATTCGGGACGAAATTCGCAATTCAATTAATAATTATGAGCCAAGAGTTCAATTGATTGAGGTACAAACAAATCCTGATTATGATAATGGTTCTTTTGATGTAGTGATTAATTATAGAATTATTGGTGCCGATGTTCCTGCTCAGCAATTACAATTCGTTCTGCAACCTACTAGGTAAATGCCATTAGTAAACTTTACAAATCTGGACTTTGACCAGATTAAGACAACTTTAAGAGATTACTTAAAGTCAAATTCGAATTTTACGGATTATGATTTTGAAGGATCCAATCTTTCAACGATTCTTGATGTTCTGGCATATAATACCTATATTACTTCATATAATGCCAACATGGTGGCAAATGAAGTATTCATTGATAGTGCAACACTCAGAGAAAATGTTGTTTCTCTGGCAAGAAATATTGGATATATTCCCCGCTCAAAGAAGGCAGCAAGAGCAACAGTAAGTTTCTTTGTTGATACTACAAACATTACTCCTGCTCCTGCATCATTAACTCTTAAAAAAGGTCCTATTGCAAGTACTACGGGTTCTTTTGGAAACCAATCCTTTGTGTTTTCTATTTTAGAAGATATTACCGTTCCTGTAGTTGATAATGTTGCATCTTTTAATGATATTCAAATATATGAAGGTATCTTATTAAATACCAATTTTACTTATACCTCAAGAAATCCAAATCAAAAGTTTATTCTTCCAAACAGTGGAATTGATACTGACCTAATCTCAGTATTAGTTAAAAGTAATTCTTCTGCAACTGCTTCTGTAAAATATAATCTTCAAGATAGTTTATTTGGTATTGGTGCCGAATCTGAAGTTTACTTCTTACAAGAAATTGAAGATGAAAGGTATGAATTAATTTTTGGTGATAATGTTTTTGGAAAAGAACTTGAAGAAGGTTATTATATTGAAGCCTCATACATCGTAACTAATGGTGATAGTGGAAATGGTATTGGGCAGTTTAGTTTTTCTGGAAGATTAACCTATACAAGAAATTCTACAGAGTATGTTGTTTCATCTGGAATTTCTCTTTTGACGACTGGTTTACCTTCAATTGGTGGAGAAAGTATAGAAGGAGTTGAATCAATTAAAAAATATGCACCTAGAATCTATGCCTCACAGAATAGAGCACTTACTGCAAATGATTATGAAACTTTGATTCCTGCAAAAATTTATCCAGAAACAGAATCTATTTCCGTATTTGGCGGAGAAGAAGTAGTTCCTCCACAATATGGAAAGGTTTTTATTAGTATTAAACCAAGAACTGGCGATTTTCTTCCAAACTTGATTAAAGAAAATATTAAAATGAAGTTGAAGAAATATGCTGTTGCAGGTATTGTTCCAGAAATTTTAGATTTAAAATATCTTTACCTTGAAATAGATTCAAAGGTTTATTATAATACAAATCTTGCTCCAAATTCTGCATATGTTTCCAGTGTAATTCAGACAAATGCAAATAAGTATGCAGAATCTACTGAGTTAAATAAGTATGGTGCAAGATTTAAGTATAGTAAATTTTTAAAAATCATTGATGATAGCCATCCTTCTGTTACATCAAATATTACTACTGTTCAGATGAGAAGGGATATTAGAGTTGTATTAAATAGTTTAGCAGAATATTCAATTGGATTTGGAAATGAATTCCATATTAAGAGTATGGATGGATATAATATCAAATCTTCTGCATTTAAAGTAAGTGGAATTTTGGAAGATGTTTATCTTTCCGATATACCCGATACTAACAGAAATACTGGATCTATATTTTTATTTACTGTACCATCAACATCATCATTGAATCCAACAATTTTGAGAAGAGGTGTTGGAAAAATTAATTATACTAGTGGCATTATTACATTGAATCCAATTAATATTACTTCTGCCAAAATTAAAGATGGACAATCAATTATTGAAATTTCTGTCACTCCAAAATCAAATGATGTAATTGGATTGCAGGATTTATATTTACAACTAGATATTAATAACAGTATATTTGAAATGGTTATTGATGAAGTTTCATCGGGTCTTGATCCATCCGCATCAAACTACATTGTAACATCAAGCTACACCAACGGGAACTTAGTAAGATCATAATCAAATGACAGAAACTAGAATCAAGTTTAGTAACATTGTTCAAAATCAACTTCCTTCATACGTTAGGGAAGATTTTCCATTAGTTTCTGAATTTTTATCTCAGTATTACATATCCCAAGAATTTAAGGGAGCTCCTGTTGATTTAATACAAAACATTGACAAATATATAAAAATTGATGAACAGACAAATCAAATTGAAAGTGCAACATTGTCTGCAAATATATCATTCACAGATGATGTAATTAATGTAGAATTTAATCCACCAATATCAAATGGAACTTATGGATTTCCCGATTCATATGGATTGATTCAAATTAATAGTGAAATTATTACATATACAGGAAAAACTGATAGTTCATTTACTGGATGTATAAGAGGTTTTAGTGGTATTACTTCTTATGATAAGCAAAATAATCCAGATGAATTAGTATTTTCACAATCAGAAGTTGCAGAACATGTTTCTGGTGTAATAATCACCAATTTAAGTTCATTATTCCTGAAAGAATTTTTATTAAAGTCAAAATATCAACTAACGCCCGGTTTTGAGAATAGAACTTTCTCTGCGGACTTAAATCAATCTCTTTTTATCAAGCAAGCAAAAGATTTTTATAGAAGTAAGGGAACTGATGAGTCCTTTGAAATTTTGTTTAAAGTACTTTATGGCGAAAATGTATCAATAATTCGCCCAAGAGAGTTTCTTTTTAGACCATCAGATGCACATTATAATGTAACCAATGATTTGGTAGTCGAAAGTATTTCTGGAGATCCACTCAATCTTGAGAATTCTACATTAATACAAGATTCATATGGTGACATTACTAAGGCATATGCGCCAATTGCAAAAGTTGAAAAAATAATTTCTGGAGTTGGAAATACTTATTATAAATTAAGTCTCGATGCTGGATACAACAGAGACATTAATGTTGATGGTGCAATATATGGAAATTTTTCCATTCACGCAAAAACAAAACTAATAGGACAAGTTTCTGCTGCAACTACAGTATTGGATGTAGATTCAACTGTTGCATTTCCTAAGAGTGGTGAATTAGAAGTAACTTATAATGATGGAACATCTGGAATAGTATCATATTCTTCAAAATCGCTCACTCAATTTTTTGGATGTTCCAATATAACTTCAACAATTTTAGATTCTAGTAATATTACTATTAATACTTTTGCATACGGAACGTATGAAGGCCAGACAATAAAGGTAAAAATCAATTCCGTTTTAGAAAATCTTGATATTATTGATGATACTTATTATTATGCAAAAGGTGATACTGCGGAGATTAAAACTCTTGGTATTGACTCAAAAGATGCAGTTTCAAATAATTGGTTATTTAATTTAGCAACTTCATATGATGTTGCATCTTTTACTAGACTTGATACTTCAGATAATACATATCGTCTTATCACTACAAACGATCATATTTTTAAAATTGGAGATAAATTAAAAGTTATAGGTGAATCTGGAGTAGAAAAAGCATCTAGTGTTATTGATATCACTTCATCCAACTCATTAACAATAAGAGGGCAAGGTGAATTATTAGAAAATACTTATATCATAAAAAGAGAATTATTAAAAGTAAGTTCATCAACTTTTCCTTCAACCTCAATATTAAATGCCAATGTTCAAAATATTTACAAGATAAAAGATAGAACATTAGTTGCATCACCATCTTTACCTTATTACAATAATCAAGATCTTAATATTTCAGATAAATCTGTAATATTTTCTGGAACATTTGAAGGAGACACCTTCAAAATAACATCATCCACAGATCATGGATTTTATACTGGAGATATTGTATATTATACTCCAGAAAAAACTACTTTTTCTTCTACCGATGCTGATGGAAATATCACTGAAACATCCTCTATAGTAAGTTCTTTATTTGATGAGGGAATTTATTATATTAAAAGGATAGATTCAAATAATATTAAATTAGCAAAAAGTAGATCAAATATACAAGACTTAAAATTTCTTTTAATTGATAATGCAACTATTGTAAATTTTAATAAAATTGAACCATATAAATTTAAATCAAAAACTTTAAATTCACAGAAACTTTTACGAGAAATATCTCCATCAGCAATTGAAGGACAATTATATTCAACAAAACCAGGTTTAACTGGAATATTAATTAATGGTGTTGAAATATTAAATTACAAATCTACAGATACTGCTTCTTATGGAGAATTGGAGGAAATTGAAATACTTTCTCCAGGATCTGGATATGATATTATCAATCCTCCATCTTTAAATATTGGCGATTTAGTAGGAACTGGAGCTACTGGATATTGTGCAGTAAAAGGAAATCTAAAAGAAATTAGAATAATTGATCCAGGATTTGATTATCAAGATACTCCCATCATTAAAATTACTGGTGGAAATGGTAGCAATGCAAAAGCATCTGCAAATATGAAATTGGTAACCTATCAAGTGAATTTTAATTCACAATCAAATGCAGGCCTTGTTGCATTGGGATCCACTTCATCAACGATTGGATTTACTACATATCATAAATTTGTAAACTCAGAAAGAGTTATTTACAGGGCAAATGGACAAACATCTGTTGGGGGACTATCAACAGATTCTTCATATTATGTTTCTGTTCAAACACCATATGTAATCAAACTACACAAGACCTTGGACGATTCGGTATCTGGAATCAATACTGTTGTCTTAACATCTTATGGTACTGGATCCCATTCAATTGAATCTTACAACAAAAAGTCTATTTTAGCATCCATCAATATAATTAGTTCTGGCACTGGATATGAAAACAAAGTTAGAACTGCTTCTTCCAGTGGAATTAGCACATCTTTAGATTTGATTGAAATAAAAAATCATGATTTTAAATCTGGAGAAATTGTAAGATATACAACTAATGATATTGCAGTCAGTGGATTATCTACCAATACAAATTATTACATTACAAAAATTGATGATGATAATTTTAAATTATCGCAAGTAGGGTTGGGTGTAACCAATCAAGATTTTTATTATAATACAAATCAATATGTTGTATTAAATTCTGTAGGGTCTGGCACCCATATATTTAATTATCCAGAAATTTCCGTAGAAGTACTTGGAAATATTGGAATTTCTTCAATTAATAATGAAACATTTAAAGCAACCGTTCAACCAATATTCAGAGGAGAAATTACTTCTATTCATTTATCATCAAAAGGTTCTGCATATGGAACTTCCGATATATTAAATTATAACAGATTGCCAATAGTTACTTTGAGCAATGGTTCAGGTGGACAACTTGTTCCTATCATTTCTGATGGTAAAATTATTGAAGTATTAGTTAATAGTAAAGGAAGAGACTATAATTCTCCTCCAAATTTGACTATTGTGGGAAGTGGAACTGGTGCAGTTATAACTCCAATTGTACAAAATGGACAAATTCAATCAATAAAAGTTGTTGAAGGTGGAATTGGATATAATTCTAATACAATTTCAATAACGATAACTCCCGCAGGATCTTTTGCAGAATTCTTGCCAAAAATAACAACATGGAATGTAAATTTATTTGAAAAATATTTTTACAATATTACTAGTGATGATGGATTTATTACTGAAGGAATTAATAGAGAATATGAATTGCAGTATTCTCATTTATATGCTCCAAGAAAACTTAGAGAAATAGTTTATTCAGTTGATCAAAGTGGAAAATCTTTATATGGTAGTTCTAAAGTTGATCTGAAAAAAGTTAATGATAACGAAGTTTCATCTTCAGACCATTCTCCAATTATTGGTTGGGCTTATGATGGAAATCCAATCTATGGTCCTTATGCGTATGTAACGAGGCAGGGTGGGATCGTATCTCAAGTTAGATCTGGATATACAAAAGTTTTAAAACCAAATAGACCTTCTTTAACAGAATTTCCTTTAGGATTTTTTATTGAAGATTATGTTTATTTAAAAACTAGTGATGATACTGTTTTAGATGAAAATAATGGTAGATTTTGCGTAACTCCAGAATTTCCAAATGGAACTTACGCATACTTTGCAACGATTAATTCATTGACAGATTCTTCTGGTGTTTTTGCTGGATATAAGAGGCCAACTTTTCCATATTTAATAGGAGAAAATTATAAATCAAAACCAAATGAATTTAATTTCAAAAAATCATCAAATCAAGAAGAAATTGATCTGAATAAAACAACTTGGTCCAGAAATACATTTTATTATAATCTAATTAATGACAATGCAGCATATAATTATTTGCCGATACCAAATCTTTTAAATCAAACCGCAGATGTCAAATATGCATCTCCTGGATTTGTTGAAAATGTTGGTATAGTTACTGGTGGAAATAATTATAAAGTTAATGATTTTGTAGTTTTTAATGAATCTGGTACTTCTGGTTATAATGCTAGTGTTAAAGTTTCTAGATTGAAAGGAAAATCAATAAATTCCGTCAGTGTTGCAACAAGTACAATTTCAAATGTAGAAATATACCCAACAAATAATACTGGATCAATTACAATTTTTGCTTCAAATCCACATAATTATTCAAATAGAGATATTGTATCCATTTCTGGATTAAACACAACTTCTGCATTAATTGAGGGATCTTATCAGATTGGCATTTCTACTATTAATACATTATCCCTTGTTACTGGTGTTGGTACAACAGGTGCTACCGGCTTAGTAACTTATTTTTCTGTTGGTGGCAATTTAAATTCATCATACATTCGTGAAAATGATATATTTACCATAGGAACAGAGAAAGTAAAGATTTTAAATATCGATACTCAATCTTCAAGAATCAGAGTTTTAAGATCTATTAGTGGTAGTGTTGGATCTGCACATACTGCCACAGAGGTTCTATATGAAAATCCAAGAAAATTAATAGCAAATTCTGGATTCAAAA